AAAAACAAAGGAAAAAAATAGAAAAATGGTTGAAAAAATAATGATATGAAAATATTAAAACTCTTACAAAGAGAAAAATTTAAAGCAAAGATGAAAAATCCACCTCCACCTCCACCAAAAAGCAGAGTTATAATAGAGGGCGATATTCCAATGGCGCCAAAAATGTTTCAAAATTTACAAACATTTGAAAAAATTGTAACGTATAAGAATATAATCACAGTTGGCGAGCTTAAGGAAGTGTTATCTGAAATACCAGACCATTACAGTTTCGGATTTAGAAACCAACCGAAACAAGACTTACAAGTGCAAGGTGATGCCGTTTTCTTTCAGCCGAAAGAAACTAAAATAAACAAAGATAAGGTAATCAAAGTTGACCCGCGCAATCATTCACCTTGTTAATTTACCAATTAAAATAAATTTATTAACTTTGTGTAAACTATAAATATTATTTATAATGGCTTACGAAAAATACAAAACAGAAAAACGTGATTATAATAAGTTGCGCAAATCAATGGGCAAGCCAAAGAGATACACACCTGACGAGCTTTGGAATGTTTTTATTGATTACCTTCAACAAAGGGATAATGAATTTGTTAGCAAGCCAGAAATGGTTAAAGGTGGAGAGAATGCAGGAGCTATTATTGACGTTCCTTTAAAACTACCTTTGTCAGTTGAAAGTTTTTGTGTGTTCGCAGAGATGAGCAAGCAGACTTTTTATAATTATTTAAACAAAAACTTGCCTGAATATAAAGACTATTTGGACACCTCTACACGCATAAAGGAAATAATTGAACAAAATCAAATAGACGGTGCAAGTGTTGGGTTGTATAAGGAAAATATAATTGGTAAGCGATTAGGGCTGTCGGAAAAAACAGAAACAACTATCAAAGGTTTAGATTTGGGCTTAACATTTGAGCCGGAATATGAAGACTAATAATGCAAAGATAAGGTATAGCCGTAAATGGTTTAATCCGGCATTTTTTATAATTGAAGACGCAATTAAAGAGATACCGGAGTTAAGACGTGTATTGATTTATGGAGGTAAATCATCATCAAAGACTATATCAATTTGTCAGTATCTTGCTAAATCAGGTATTGAACGTGGCGAAAGCTCAATACTTTTCAGAAAAGAAAGCGCAAGGGTAAAAACCACCATAAAGAAGTCTTTTGAATTAGCAATAAAAACTACACGGTTGCAGAATGCGTGGAAAAAATATGATAGAATGTTTAAGTGCATCAACGGAGCTGAGGCTATATTAACAGGATTAGATGATGACGAAAAAGCAAAAGGTGTTGAGGGTTATAGTTACTTATTATTCGATGAGCTTAACCAATTTGACAAGTCAGAATGGGATCAGGCTAATTTAAGTTTGCGTGGATTCGGTCGTAATATACTGTTTGCTACTTGGAACCCTGTAAGTAAGAAAAGTTGGGTAAAAACTAAATTGCAGGATACTTATGTTTGGAAAAAAACAAAATATAAATTGCCAAGCGAAGATAGTTTTGTTAAACTATCAGAAGACAAAACTACTTTGCTAATCAAAACAAACTACAAGGATAATTATTGGGTGGTTGGAAGTCCGGACGGAACCTACGGATATAGAGATGAAAATCTTATCCAAGAATATGAGGCGCTTAAATTGAAAAATTATAATCTATACAAAATAAACGTATTAGGTAATTACGGAAATACTCAAAAAGGCGGTGAATTTTACAAGGAGTTCGATGCAAATAAACATTTATGCGATAAAAAATACGATCCGGAACTACCTCTACATATATCATTCGATGAGAACGTAAACCCTTATGTTTCATTATCTATATACCAAGCAAAAGGTGATAGTGCGTGGAAAATAGATGAAATAACTCTGAAATACCCACGTAACACTTTAAAAGACACTATGCAAAAATTTGTAAAAAGATATGGGAAAACGAACTTGCCAATATACGTGTATGGTGACAGGACTTCGTTAAAGTCTGATAGTAAGCTTGAAAGAGGCGTTAACTTTTTTACGCTTGTAACAAACAAATACCTTAATGGCTACCGCACAGTATTAAGATTGCCACGCCAAAATCCAAGTGTTTATTTACGCGGAATGTTTATAAATGACATATTAGCAGGTGAGCTTCCTATATCATACTGTATTAATTCAAAATGCGAGAACACAATTGAGGATTATGAGAATGTAAAAGAAGCATCAGACGGCACCAAACAGAAGAATAAAGTAAAAGATAAGGCTACCGGAATAACATACGAAGAATACGGACACCTAACAGATACAGATGATTACTTTTTATGTGAATATTTTAAAGATCAGTTTAAAAGTTATCAAAAAAAATCCAAAAAATTCGCATTCAGATAATGAAAGTAAAAGATATACGATTAAAAGACTATTTGAAGTTGAAAAATACCACTCAATACGATATATGGGTTGAACACATACAGCCATCACCTTACTTGAATGGACGCAAAAGTAAAGGGATGTATGAGTGGACGTTCGATGAAGTGTCTTTTTTACGCAAGGAAATACAGAAATTTGATTTACAAAGTATAAAAAATGTTTATAGTATTTGCTTTTCTAATAAAAAAATACTTAAATTTGTAGAAATTAAGCCGAACATCTTGAAAATGTGGACGTTTGAGATGCTATCATGGTGGAAGTGGGTAGCAGAGCAGTTGAAGACAATTAATGATTATGAAAGCTCGTTAGCAAGTGACCCTGACCCGATAGCAATGCAGGCTGGAATTGACCGGATGAAAAGATTTGAGTATCTTAATACAAAGATACCACTTGCACAAGCGTTTAGCACTAATCCGAAAGAGGTAGGTAAATGGTTATGGTTAGATGTTTTTATTTATTCGGATTATTTCAAGACAAAAGGAGAGGTTGACAAGCGTTACGCTGAAATAATAAGTAAAAAAAGACGATAATGAGTAAATCAATTTTCATAAAGAAAAGGAAACAAACTAAATTGTGTAAAATAACATATCAAATTGGTGTTAATGTGGTAGGATTGCCGATGTTTGTAACACACTTAATTGACGGACGTAAATCTAAAACGGTTGCCCACTTATGAACATAGTTAAAAAGTTACAGGAGATAGCAGAATTAAATGGGTGGTTATTCGTTCACTCTACCGACTTCGGACAAAATCTCTTTGATGAGATAATGGCAAGCCGACAGACTGTATTGATGATTGAAAGCCCCATTACAAGTGATGACCAATTAGACGAACAAGGGAGTGTAATTGCAACTAATATCCGTGTTGACAGCTGTCAGCTGTTACGGTCGTCTGACATATCAGAACCAATCGGAAATGAAACAGGTTACAGCCACGATTCCGGTAGGTATTCAAGTCTTGTAATTCCGATAATTGAAAATGAAGTTCCAGCATTAAGAAATTCGTTGGTAAATTGTGAATGTAAATTGACGCAATTTAGTTACAGAGATGTCTATTCAATATTAGACTTTAATTTGGATGGTGTGTTAATCAATTTTGCTTATGAGTGCGACAATTGAAGCTATAGAAAAAGAGCTCAAACTGATTAAGAAAGAACTAATTGCAAAGTATAATGAAAAAGGAATGAAAGCAAGTGGCAATTGGGAACGGTCATTAACTATTGTAATGAGCAATATATCTGGTGTTATTTTTGGAGATGATTATACGAACAATCTTGAACATGGAATGCCTGCAAATCAAGTTAGTGCAGACGACAAGACATTTAGAGCAAAGATTGAACAATGGATAATAGACAAAAGAATCCAATCAAACATAAAAGTATCATCGTTAGCGTTCTTAATTGCAAGAAAGATACAAAACGAGGGTTGGGATAGAAAAGATTACGGTGGCGTTAACCTGATTAGTGAAGTTATAACGCCGCAAAGAATTGAATTAATATTTAAGCGATTAAGCGATGCAGTAACGGTTGAATTTGCCAGTTATATGAATGTTTTAAATACAGCATAAAACTGACATTTGTCATATAAATATAATTTATAATTGTTACCTTTAAAATAAAAAATCATTATGAAAACAAAAATGAACTTAATTGTATTAGCAGCACTTGTATTAATCGCATTAGCATTTATTGGCTGCACAAAAGAAGAACCTCAAGATGAACTGTTTGAGTTAAAAGACTCAAAGATACACCTAAAAGCAACAGGAACACCAACCCAGCCATATAACGTTATATATGCGTGGCAAACAAAATCAGGAGAAAGACGGACAAAAAGATACGTCCGCCAAAATACATTTGATACGGTATTTGAATTGAATAAAAACGAGCCAATCACATATGTTTCGTTGAAAGTTGTCATGTTTGATAATACATTTACCTTATCTGGAGATATGGACGTATGGGAGAACGGGCAATTTAGCAAGACAATAACTGTTGAGAACAATCAACTAAATTATAGTTATGGCAATAGTAGTAGATAAAGGACTTCCCGGAGCCATTGACCAAGGGCGGACTGTTTTTTATGCATACGCAAACAGAATTATAAAGTTTCATTCAGACACTTTAACACCGGCTTACGCAACAGTATCCGGTTATAAGATTTACCCATCGCCATCTGGAACTTTTGAATTTAATTTAAAAAACCTATTAATTTTCAACCTAAAAACAAGCACTCATAATCTTAAAGATTCTGATAATATTCAACTTGGTTATGTTGGTAGTTTTTTTTTCGGCACAACTGGAATTACTTCAATTTATATTAAAATATATGACGACTCAGGAACCGTTGAAACAGACAATTCTATCAGATACGTATGGTATATGGCAAAAACGGTTAATGCTGGGGAACCTGATTCTATGTATATGCAAGACAAGACGTTTATCTCATACGCAGGTAATTATCTAACAATATGGAACGGTTATCCTTTTGACTTCGTTAATGCGGGAAATGGAGTGAAGTTACATCGTGGTATAGACGGAGCGGAAGTATACACTGCGCCAGTTCTACCTCAGCGTTTATTTTTATCTAATGGTGAGATCTTCGATGATTTATTAAAAGAAAACGACTTGATATTAGTTAAAGATGATACAGGTAATGTAATTGACAGCATACAATTAGATGTTAGAGACTGCCTGGAATCTGTATATATCAAGTGGCTATCACCAGCCGGAACATTTAAGTATTGGCTTTTTTCGGATAAGAAAACGGTAACTACAAAGGTAAAAGATAGAGGCTATTGGTTGAATGACTTTGCCGATGATTCTACGAATATGAATAAATATAACTCACTCGGAAAAGAGGGTGGTAAAAAAATAACCAAACTTTACGCCGTTGGATTAAATGGCAAGCAACGGCTTTACTTATCAGACATAGTTGAAAGCCCGAGAGTATATATATATTTAGGAAAGAAAGGAGAATTGGCAACTCCGGAGAAATTCAAGCAAATAAAGATATTAGATAATTCTTTTGTTTCGGAAAATCTTGGAAAAAATGAACATAAAATATCTCTATCAATTGAGGAGTTAAATTCAACAATGTATTAATGTCAGACATTCAATTATATATTAACCACCAATTAGCAGATTTAGAGCCTGCAACTATAATCACAATTACAAAGCAGATTAACGACTTCGGAGAGCTTGACAATCGGCAGTCAACTTATACCAATCAAATGACTTTGCCGATGACTTTTAACAACAAAAATATAGCCAAGCAACTCGGTGTTGTTGGGAACCAATCTGACATTTTTAAGCGTAAAGTTCATATTAGATTAGTTGTAAAAGGTAATACTATTATTGCTAATGGAATAGGATTATTTAAGAAAACTGATATTGTCAGACAGAAATACAGCTTAACAATCTACGACGGAAACAAACAATTTTTTCAAGCTATTGAGAATAAAAAAATAAACGAGTTAATATGGGATTCGTTTAACCACGAATTAACTGAATCTAACTTTACCGGCAGCTTTACGAACGATTATGCAGACGGATACATCTACGGTATTGCAGACTTCGGAAATTATAAGGAAAGTAAAATAGAGATAAACTTCCAAACGCCATCCGTTTTTGTGAAAGCAATTTGGGATAAAGTTTTTGCATTTGCCGGATTTACGCCAGATTGGTCGCCGGCAACCGATTTAGTGTTAACTGCTAAAAGAGGTTGGGACAGTGTTATTGATAACACTTCGGCAAGTTGGAGTTATGACTCGCCTACTACGAATCATTATGAAAATCCAAATGGATACCAAATTGTGCTAATCAATGATACACAACCAAATTTACAAAATGGCAGGTATTACATAAGAAATACTCAAAACTATCATATACAATTTGATTTATCAATTATCACAGATTTAGCACACTTACAAAGTCTTATAATATACCGTGAAGATGCAGACGGAATCGTGACTATAATTGATGAAATATTGCCAACGATTAACAGCCAAGATGATTATTCGGGAAACTACAATGTAGGATACAATCGGACGGTTACGCTTTCTGATGGAGATATTGTTGATTTTTATATGAAATTAGAATTGATTGAAGACCCAAATCAAGATGATTATGTAGAACCTGACCCACCAACTATTGATGTTGATAATAATATCAAGTTTGAAACTGTAACCTCATCAGTCGCAAATGTTTCAATCGCTACATTATTGGGCGAGATGTCGGCGCATGACTTTATTAAGTCAATGCTGAAAATGCAAGGAATGTTAATGGAAACCGATCCGGTTACCAAAAATGTAAGATTTATCAAAGCAAAGGATATGCTTAAATTATCCAATGCGGTTGACTGGTCTGATAAGTTTCTCAAAGTAATTGACGAAGACGCCATGTTAAAAAATTACGGAGAGCAAAGCGTGTTTGAATACAAGTATTTTTCAAAGGACGTGTATCCGTTTGCCGATGGGATAATGAATATTGATAATGATACAATAACCGGCAAAAAGACTGTTGTTAAGTTGCCTTATAACGCTACTGAAAAGAGTGTTAATACTTTGAATAGTGAAAAATTACAATTTATACCGTTGTGGGAGGCTAAAAGAGATGATACAGGAGCTATCACTAAGTGGGAAGCGAAGAATAAAAACAATGCAATTTGCCGTGTTGTTACAAAAAACGGAACGATTCACTACGGAACGCATCAGGGAACCACGCAAGACTATACCGGTGATTACCCGATACTTGATTTTACAGGGCTAAATTGGAACACTCTAATAACTGACAATTATCAGGAAATTAATAAGCTGTTAAATTGGAACAAAAAGCTAAACATTGAGATTTTGATAGATGCTCAAACGTTTAACAGCATTGACCTTTTTAAACTTGTTTACTTCAAGCAATTAGGCGCTTATTTTTATGTGAACAAAATAAAATTGAAATCAAACAAAGATACAACAGTAGGTGAATTTATCTACGTAAATCTATAATTATGGCGGAGAAAATATTTGAGATAGGGTTAAAGGCAGATGACTATATGGCAACTGCGCAAAAGTTAAAAAAAGAAATTGACGCGTTGGCAGAAGCTCAAAGAGAAGCTAAAAGAACAGGTGACACATCTTCACAAAGTTATATTGAGAATGAGATAGCGCTAAAGGAACTTAAGGGGCAATATAAATTAGTGACAAAAGAAATAGCAGATTATAACAAGCAGCAAGTGGCGACTTCGGAATATTCTAAAGCTGTAAGCAATGAGCTTAACAAAGAAGTCAATACAATAGCCGAAGCAAGGAATCAGATAAAGGCGCTGAATAAGATTAAGCAAAACCTCAACGTGAATAATAAGGAAGAAGCTAAATTACTCGAACAGGTTAACGCAAGAATAGATAAAAACACCAACTTTCTACGGGAAAACGGTAGCGCAGAAGATAAAAGAATATTAAACATTGGAAATTACGCAAGCGCCTTACAAGGTGTCAATCCTAAACTCGCGATGTTTCTTCAATCAGGACAAAGAATGGTAACTGGTCTAAAAGCTCAAAGGCAAGCATTGTTAGCGACAAACGGAAGCTTGAAAGCCTTTAAGATTGCATTAATATCTACCGGAATAGGAGCTATTGTAATTGTGTTAGGCTTGCTAATTACTGCATTTATGAAAACGCAAAAGGCAATTGATGCCGTTAATTCGGTGCTTACGCCTTTAAAAATTGTAATGGAGTCACTTTGGGGAGTCGCTGAAAGATTAGGAGAAAAGCTTGTCACAGCATTTTCTCACCCGAAACAGTTATTGTCTGACTTGTTAGACTTTATGGAGGGGCAAGTGACGAATAGAATAAAAGCTTTTGGAGATTTATGGGACAATATTTGGAGTGGCGACTTTGACAAAGTTAGTGATAACCTATTAACCGTTGCCACAGGTGTTGAAGATGTTACAGGCAAAATAAAGGATATGGCAGCCGAAACAAATAGTATGCTTGACGAAGCGTGGAAACGAGGTAAAAGAATTGCAGATTTAGACATTCAAATATCCAACACAAAGATTACGCAAGGTTATGCGGCGGCAAAACTCACAAGATTACTAAAAGAGCAAGAACTAATATCAAAAGACACGACAAAGTCAGCAGAAGAAAGGGCAAAAGCTGTTGAGTATGCCGAACAATTAAGCAAACAAAAGCTGGCTCTTGAAAAGCATTTGCTTGATTTGGAAAAAGAACGGTTGGCGGCTAAGCAAAAGTCAAGTGACACAGATAGAGATGGTAAGCGTGAGTATATGGAATTATTAAAAAGGGAAGAAGAATTTAAAACAAAAGCGCAAAAAGACGAGATGAAGTTTTTAGGTGTTAAAAATCAGCTTGCCAAACAAGCACAAACAGAAGCTCTTAAAAGAGCAAAGGAATATCACCAACAAATACTTAATGATTTAAACGTAGAGATTGATACTTACATAGCCAAAAATCAAAAGGTATTAGAATCTGATACAGAACTAAACAAAAAAACGTTAGACGCAAAAGTAAAGGTGCTTGCAGAGATTAACCGGATGGAACTCAAAGAGCTTGACAAAAAGCTTGAATTTGGTCTAATCAAAGAAAATGAATACAACCTTGCAAAGTTAGAACTTGAAAATAGTTTCCAAGCACAGTTAGACGATTTGCGTAACCAATGGTATGACAAGCAATTAGCTGACCAAGAAATTAGAGATGAAGCAGAACGCCAAAAAAGAGCTACTGATTTAGAATTGGAATTGCAAGAGCTCGAATATGCTGAAATGAGCAAGTGGGAAAAGCAAAATGAAATTGACCGGATTAACAAAGAAAAGGAAGTAGAGCAGTTAGCGCAGGATTGGGAAAATAAAATAATAACCGATGAACAGATGCAACGTAAGTTGGATTTGATAAATGCGAAGTATGCGAAAAAAGAGCAAGACAGACAGATAGCACTTGCAAATACAAAGATGCAGATTAAAATGCGGGAACTTGAACAGGGAAAGGCAATGGCGCATCAGACAGCTGTAATAGCAACAGCTTTATTTGGAAAATCAAAAGAGGTAAGCGCTGCAATGACATTGGTAGATACTTACGTAGCGGCGCAAAAAGCTTACGCTTCTCAATTGATTCCGGGAGATCCATCCTCTGTGCTCAGGGCTTCATTAGCAGCAGCAGCGGCAGTAGCTTCAGGTCTTGCTAATGTTAAGCAGATATTGTCAGCGGACAGCAAAGGTGCATCAACAGGTGGAGGTGGTGGCGCATCGCAAGGATACGGAAGACCAACATCATCACAGAATCCGATACAAAGCACCTCTACACCTACCACGACAGAGCCACAACCAAGTAATGTAATTAGTAATTATAACCAAACACAATCAACTGTGCGTGTGATTAATGTAGCACGAGATACCTATGATGTCAGCGCTAATGAGATTGCTGTTGAAAACTTTGCAAATGACTAAAACACTTTACAAAAAGAAAAAAAACGCAATTTATTACGTCTTTAAAGATTGGCACAAAAAGAAAAATCTTGTAACTTTGTATCAATACGGACTTCTTCCGGCTAAATACTTTGATTATTTTTCTTATTTTCAATATTGGGACGTAATTAAGGAACAAAAAGGAGCAATTGAAGAAACTGCAGCAGAATTTAACGTAACCAGAAAGATTATATACATAGCCATAAAAACATTTTTAGAAAAATGATAGGATTTATTTTGTTTTTTGTAGCATTTGCAAGCATTGGACTTACTATAAGTTTTTATTATTTAACAAAAGCATTGTATCATTTTTCTTTATACAAATATCATTCGCTATTTTCAGACGAATACAAGGAATATTTGCAATTTTCAAAAGACGTTAAAAATATTTTTGCGAAATCTAATAAAGAAAAGAATTAATAAGTATATTTGTGTTGTAAGTTTTTTTCATATTATATTGTTTTTTTTAATTAGCGTTAAGCCGGATGCGTAAAAGTGTCCGGCTTTTCGTTGTGCCAAAAAATTACACATATAAGATTTATTTATACTCTAAATTTGAAGTATAAATATTGACAATGGAATATATATTTTTATCCGGTGAAGTCGGTTGGGAAATTACCCCTCAAAAATTACAAGAACAGTTTGATGAATTAGACGGTCAAGATGTGACAATCTATGTAAATACTGTTGGCGGATTTGCTTTTGACGGATTAGCTATATACGATTTTTTGAAACTAAAACAATCACAAGGGTATAATATATCAACGGTCGCTACCGGTGTAACTGCATCGGCTGGAACATTAATTTTTCTTGCCGGAAATAAATCACTTCGTAAGGCTCACGAATCAGTTACTTTTTTAATACACAAAGCTTGGTCAATGAGTGCTGGTAATGGTAAAGATTTGGAAAAAGAGGCGCAAGAATTAAAAGCGCTTGATGAAAAATTAGCTAAAATATATGCTATTGAAACAGACTTAACAGAAGATGAGGCGCTTGCTATAATGGAAGAAGATAAATCTTTGGATATTGATTTTCTTTTAGAAAAAGGATTTATAAGCGAGAAAGTAACTTATGAGGCAGTAGCAAGTATCAAAAGAAATAACCATAAAAATAAAAATAAAATGGCAGAAATGCAATTAAACAAAGAGGACAAAAGTTGGTTAGAGAATATGTTTAATTCTTTAAAGTCGGCATTTAAGCCGAACAACAAAATAATTCAAGACGCCAATGGAGTAGAGATTGACTTCTACGAATTGGAAGACGGAGCCACGCCGAAAGTAGGCGACAAGGCAAAAGTTGACGGCAAGGCAGCCGATGGTGAATATGTAATGCCGTCAGGTGAAACCTACGTATTTGAAAACGGTGAATTAACCGAGATTAAACCGAAAGAGGAAGACTCGGAAGATGTTGAAGCTCTAAAGAAAGAAATTGCAGATTTAAAAGAGCAATTAAGCGAGGCGCAAAATAGCATCAAAGCTGTTGAAGAAGCTAAGGAAAAAGAAATCAAACAGATTAAGAATAAGATTGAGGAATTTGAAAAGAACATCAAAACCAAGTTTAACTTGGATATGAAGCAAGAGCCCGCTAACAGCGGTTCCACTTCCGGTGAAAACAAAGTGAGAAATAGAAAAATTTTTAAATAAAGTAGAAAATGGCAACATTCGATGTAAGTAATTTGACTTTAAATCCGGCAGAAGTAGCGGAGGTCAATAAGATAGTTTTTGAAAAACTATACAAGAAAGGACGATTAACTGAATTATTCGACATTCAGACTGGAATCGTAAATAAGTCACAGATATTATCTGTTAAAAGATTAGCAATTGGCGGTGGTGCCGCTAACGGATGTACACCAAAAGAGGTTGGCGGTTTTAAATTCGCTGAAAAATTTTGGGATCCGGCATTGGTTACCGGTCGTTTGTCTTATTGCGCGAACGATGAAAACCGATTATTCAAAGTATTGGCTAAATGGAAAAACATTTACCCTGATTTATTTGAATCAATCCCTGATGAAGTAATGCAAATGGTTACGGCTTTATTGCTTGACCATATGGAAAGAAGTATTATTGCAAAGGCTTACTTTAGCGATACAGCAGCTAATACTTTTACAAATGGCGGAAACTTCACAGATGGAACCGACTTAACAGTCTTTAACCAATTGGACGGAATTTGGAAACAAATATACGGTGATGCTACAATCCCAAGATTTACTGTAAATAAAAATGCCGGTGCAGATTACGCATCTCAAAAGATTACAGCTGATGAGGCTTACGCAATCGTTGAGGGTGTTTTCGACAATGCAGACGAAAGATTGAAAGCAGAAACAGAAGCTTATATCTATGCAACACCTGATGTATTTTGGGGTTATCAAAAGAAATTAGCAACCATTGAGGGCGCCGGTGGAATTACCAATTCAATAATTGGCGGACGCCAAGCGGTAACTTACTTAGGTAAGACTGTCATTAATATGGTAGATTGGTCAGAAGTGATCAAAGAATACAAGAATGACGGCACTAAATACTTTAATCCAAACTTAGCTATTTTCACCACAAAAGAAAATATGCCACTTGGAACATTAAGTGTTGAAGATTTGCAAAACTTACGTAATGCCTATGATGTTGGTGACAACAAAGTCTATACAGACTACGGTTACACGTTAGATGCAAAAGTGATCGAAAGCTATATGATTAGCGTAGCATATTAACATATTTAATTAGCGGTTACCGGTATGATAACCGCTTTAAATTTTAACTTAAAATTATATAATTATGGCAGATATATGCTTAGACAACAAGCTAAACCAAGACATTCTAAAATCTTGTGATCATAGACCAAAATCCGGTCTGGAAGTCGACATGGTTGCAATCTTATGGGATGATGTGGACTGGTCGGCAACGACTTTTGACGCAACAAATAAAATGCTGGTTACTAATTTAGCTTTGAAAACCGGAAAAACAGGTTACAAGATTCAAGGATTCAAGGTTAGCAATAACCTGAATTTTGAAAAACAAACCGATGATATTGGAAGTGGTTACCAACACAAGATTGCAGGTGTACTTGCCAATCCAACAGCAGCTAACAGATATGCGCTATTCTCATTACTTAACGAGGAAAGATATGTATTTGTGGTTGAACGAAAATGGAAAGGCGAAAATAAAGAAAGTGCATTCTTGATGATTGGTAAAGACAACGGGGTAACCGGTAGCACTCACACTTACGGAAGCGCAGACAATAACGGTATGGAAATCTTTGAGATGACCACACCGGAAGGAGAATTGGAAAGATACCCAGCATTAAGTCTGTTACATACAGATTATGACACAACCAAAGGTGCATTTGATAACAAGTTCGCAGCTTAATGCGCAACTGGAAAGATATAGAAGTTAACCGGATGCGGAATGATGCTCAATTATGGGCTGAATTTCGCACCGATTACCTTAATATATTTGGTGAACAAATAGACGTTAATTGTAAACGTAGATTTTATGACAAATATCAGTTATTAATCAATCATTTAAAAACAAAAAAAATGGCAAAAGAAAATAGTGGTTTCAAATTAAAGCCAATGTATAACGGATTTTGGTATAAAGGAAAATTATACCGAAACGAAACAGACGGATTTGCCGACATTAAATCCGTTAAAGAATTGCAGAAAATTCACCCTAATTGGAAGACGCTTTTTGCGGTGGTTCCAAAAGTTGCAGAAAAAAAAACAGCAACAAAAAAATAATACTAATCTTTTTAAACTAAATATATGAACTTTAAGAGTTCTGTAAAAGAGATTGTCAAAAGATATATGCCTACCTTCGTAAAGCAGGTAGGCATATATCAATATACAGATGACACAAACCCACTACTTACAAATTACCTTACCCGTAATTCTGTAACTTGCCATACCGCATCTAACTTAATGACGCAGTTTATATCCGGTTATGGTATAAAAGAATTTAATAATATAAAGGTTAACAATAAACAAACCTTATACAATCTGATTACAGACATTGCGAGGTCTATTGTCGACAATAGAGGCGTGTATGTCCACAGAAATCTTAATCTAAAAGGGGAAACTACAACATTAAAAGTAATTCCTTTTGATACTGCAAGAGTTGGTAAAAAAGACGACAACGATTATAACGGCAAGATACTTGTAAAGAAAGACTGGGAAGATCGAAAAGAAAAACCGCAAGTTTTTGATGTTTGGAACGATGACAAAAAAGTAATTCAAGCGCAGTTTGATGCGCAAGGTGAAGATTATAAAGGACAAGTTTTATTCATTAACTTTGATTCTCACTTAATTTACCCATTGCCGAGATTAATGCCTGTAATTAATGATGCTTACACGGAAATTCAAGCAGGTGAATATAAGAAGTCTCTAATGGATAATGGCTTTTTATCAAAGTTTTGGGTGACAACACCACCATTTACAGATTCTTTGGTAAATGGCGTAGAAACACCGGCGGAGCAATTGCGTAAAAAATTCGTTGATGACTTTGAAAAGTTACTTGGTGTAAAGAATGCCGGTAAGATTTTACATACAGAAGCGGAATTTGACGGAGTTGAGGATTTAGACAAGAATATTGTTATTAAAGAAATTAAGCAAAATGTAGATGATAAAGCTTTTGCACATACGGAAGAATCGGCAAAGTCAAATATACTTATGGCGTACAACAATGCGCCTAAGATTTTGGTAACAAACGTAGAAACAGGCGTATTTGGAAATAGCGGTGAATTAATCAAGCAAGCAAAGATATTCTATCAAGAATCAACCGAGAGGGAAAGAATGGAATTAGAGAATATATTAACATTTATATTCTCAAAATGGTACCAACCTGAATACCGCATAAAAATGGAAATTGATACATTAATTAAAGTAAGTGATGAAACTAATAGCATCTAAAATTGACATTCAAAAATACGTGCAAATCTCGAATAAGCGCAATAATGCAATTGTAGAGCAATATATGCGTGATGCTCAGTTCATCGACTTGCAGAATCTAATGTGTGAGGATTTTTTTACAATGCTTGTGAATAATCCGGACGATTTCAAAGAATTGATCAAAGGTGGCACCTATGATTATAACGGAATAACCTACATTAATCAAGGGCTTGAAGTGGTGTATGCGCACTTTGTGAATGCGAGGTATAAAAAGTTCGGCGGTGAAGTTGACACGCCTTTTGGAAGTGTCACGAAAACAGATCCGAATAGCTATCAGAACACGGAAAATATGAAGCAAAGAATGTACACATTTGAGCGCCAAAACGCTATGACTTACTGGGAAAGTTCTGTATTAAAATTCTTAAAGAGAACAAACTATAAGAATTATAACGATATTTGCAAATGCAACCAAAACAAAAGCAAAATGAACGGTTTTAAAATCAATATAATCGGATAGAGATGACAAAAACAGAACTAACAAGAGGCACAACTTTTAAGATGTGCGTAGAATTGCAAGAAGATGACGGAACAGCTATTGACTTAACTGGATATACCGGCAAAATGTCTGTAATGGATAGATTCAACGGAAATGTAATGGCTGTTGCTACCGTGTCAATCGAATTGCCGAATAAAGTAAACGTTGAATTAACGCCGGATATTACGAAAACGTTCCCGGAAACTAACCTATACGGAACTTTACAGATTGAGAATGGAACCGAAACAATATTACTTGAACAATTTGAATTGCAAGTGCAACCTAATACTAACTTATGAAACTCGTAATTAAAGATAGATATAATGTAGTAGTTAATGACTATGCACGCAAAGTCGTAGTTAGTAAGAATCTATGCTTTGGTGGATTGAATAGCGAATATCCAAACGCCACTACCCCGCTATCAGACACCGACAAATTGATAATCAGACAAGGAAGCGAATGGAAACAAGTTGATAAGTCAGAGATTGGCGGAGGCGGAGGTGTAATCAAACACAGCGAATTAACACTCGATGACGGCACCAATCCACACGGAACTAACCGTGCAGATATGGGAATAATAGAAGTTGACAACACCCCAACCACATGGCAACCCAACGCCATATATTTCGTCCGTAACACCGGACAGATATGGCAGACGGATAGTAATGGCGTAGCTGTGTTGATGTCTATATCATCCGTCGGCTACAACGAATTGAAACAAGAACTAAAATCCACCGTTCAAGTAACAGGAACAAACATAGATTGGGCTCAAGGAGTAGCATTCCAAGTTCCTGAACTAACAGCCGATACCACATTTACATTTAGTAACGTTCAAGAGAACAAGCAAATAAAACTTTACCTTAAAGGTAATTTCGCATTTAGTTTTCCTACCTATGTAGATGTGAGTAATGTCAATTACGACGGTGCAGTGTGGAATATTATAGTTTTAGAGGCTATTAATATAAATGGAAGTCAAACAATTAAAGCTTATAGCATATAATGGGACTTGGATTTTTGAATAGAATGGCATTCAAACCGTCAGGAATTAACCTTGACGGATTAATACGGTATTATAAGTTTGACAATGATTTTGTTGATGCGACGGGTAATCAGGATGGAGTGCTATATGCCCCACTCTGGGATAACGGTATGTATGGAAGTGCGTTGGCAAATGATGATAACCATAGACCAGGTTGGATTGAAGACAACAATGAGTTGTCTTTTGTTAATATCCCATTTGCGTTTAGTTTTTGGTTTAAAATAAATAAAGAAGACTTGATGTTTTTGTTTAGTAAAAGAACGTCGAGTGAACCAGAATATCAAGTTGCAATTAATCCTAATAGAATTAGAACAACGGTATTTACCGATACTGATAATTATAATTGGAGAGAAGTAACTTATGATTTGTCAGTAAATATATGGTATCACGCTATACTATATTTCGATGCAACCGGTGAATTACGACCTTATATTAATGGACAATTGCAACCAACTACTGACACGCATACTAAAGGAACTTATACGGGTATGAGCAATAAGACAGCGGTATTATCTATGATGTATCCCGAATGTTGCACGTCTTATAGATTCGACGGCGCAATAGACAATTTTGGAATTTGGCGTGATACAGAATTTGACAACGCAAGAGCAATACAATTATATAACGCAGAACTAAATTCGCCATTATTATGAAATACGCAAAACAAGAAAATAACACCATAAATATTTATAATTCATTACCTGCCACATATAACGGTATAATGAATTTTAGAAATTCAAGCGAAGCAACAAAACAGACTAACGGCTTTTATCCATTAATTGAGCCGACAATAACAGAATATCAAGAGCTTGTTAATCTGCATTTTGACGAAGTAAATCAAGTCTTTACTTATGATGTTAGAGACTTTACACAAGACGAAATAGACGCTTTTAACCAACAAAAACAGTTTGAAAAAGATGCTGCTTTTCAAACAAAAAAGAAAGAAGATGGTATAGCCTATGCCGATGAGATTAACACCAAGTTAATCGGCATAATGCGCGGAAAAACCCAAGCGCAAATTGATGACCTCGACATAGAGTTTCGGTCAAAAATATTAAAATACCTTGATTTAATCGAGGGAGGTGATTGGTGGACGGCAAAACGTATGATTGACAATACGACGCTGCCAAAAATACCGGAAATAAAAACGCTGTTTCTCGAAGTCAGACAACATATCAGAAATTACGTGAATAAAAATTATATCTAAATTATACAACTATGGAAATTTTAAATCAGTTAACAGAATTATTAAAAAACGATGTATCAATCGCAATCATTATATTGGTGATTGCCATTGGAGAAATTGGAAAGCGGATATTTGGCACCACAAAGCTAAATTCATTCTTTCTTACGTTATTGGTGACCTTACCAATATCACTTGTATATTGGTGGATAAAAGAAATACCGATTGATGTGTGGTTTTTGTCGTATATATTAGCATTTTGGCTTTATCCGTTGATAATTAAGCCAATTATGAAAATGTTAAATGTTCATTATGAAACAAAGAATGACTTTGTCGGGGATCGTCCGGACGATAGATAAGATTGTATTCGCATTGGCGCTAATTACTATTTTGTTTGTGTATAGTTTTTGGCGCCTAATCAAAGACAATTATGGCGTGCAGATATTCTATATAGGAACTGCATTGGCATTCATAGGATTTATTCTATCCTATCATATTAGAATAAAAAAAGAGAAATATAAAATTGTTACAACGATAGCATTATTATTGGCTATTAACAACCTTGCAGATGAATTGTTTTTTAATCCGGGAATTACCGGAATAAATGAATATTTAACTGCGCTTATAATAACATTAACAACTTTATATAAATACAGGAAATGGGAGAAATGACACCACAAGAGAAAAAGGAATTTTATAACAAATTCGATGACTTGGATAGAAATATCCAACGTATATTATTCATATTAGAATCGGACAACCGAACCGGTGAAAAGGGCTTGGTTGAACGTGTTCATAATGTAGAAGAAGATGTGCGGGAAATCAAACTACGGGAAACAATCTTTAAAACAAAGGCAAGCACTTGGGGAATTGTAGGCGGTAGTATTGCTGCATTCTTGTATTGGGCTGGGAAGCTTTTGTTGACTAAATTTATATAGGTATGAAAACAGAAATCGAAGTAAGAAAGGAAATTAAGAAGTATTTCAAAATAAAAGAATTAGTAGGCGGGCGCACTTATAGAGTCCATGGTGAAAGAGCTTGGAAATTCCTTGATTACAGATTGTTGTATGCCTTACTTATAGTTAGAGAAGGAATTGGAAAGCCTATGCGTGTTAATTATGGAAATAAGCAACAACGAGGATTGAGAACTACTGCACAGCAGATTGTAAAGAATAAAGTATATCAAAACAAACTATATATATCAGCTCATTTATTAGGAAAAGCCGTAGATTTTGACGTTAAAGGAATGAATGCTGAACAGGTAAGGGATTGGATCCGGCGGAACATACATTTATTTCCGTTCAAAATTCGATTAGAAAAAAATGTTAATTGGGTGCATCTCGATGTAATATTTGACGAAACAAAACCGAAGTTATATGAGTTCAACCCGTATTAATTCTGAAAATATTATCATATTCATATTTATATTAATGATAGCCGTAATTGGTTACCAACAATGGCAGATACGGTCAATTAAACATGATTTGTCAAAAGAATATACACGGCAGATTGACAGTATTGGTCATGATTTAACGCTTGTTAAACACCGGTATTTAATCATGGCGTATTCGTTAGAGCAGATGAAGAAAAAAGACAGCATCCAAGACCGTATTATATACAATGTAAAGAAAAAAGTTAAAAAGTATGAAAAAGTTACAAATTATACTAATCTTATTAAGCTTTCCAAAGATAGCATCCGGGCAATACTCACCGAATAGAGTAGATACACTTTGCTTGAATCTTAATACAGCAAAAAGATTAGCATTTTACAAAGTCGAATACAAGCGTTTGACAGTGTTAACGCTATCACAGGCTGACTTAATTAAGCAATTAGAAACAAGCCTAACAGGCAAGCGTAAGATGCTAGACACTTGCTACACGCAACTTAACACACTTCAAGAGCAGATAGGGCTTTTAATACAAAAACATTCATTAGAGTGTAAAAAAGCCGAAATAAACAACCGGACACCTTTTTTCGTAAAAGTAAAATGGATCAGTATCGGTGTCGGCATCGGCGCATTAGCCATATTATCCATTAATTAACGTATTCCTGACGTCAGGAAAACATCATTTTTTTTACCCAACCACCTAAAATCTGCCGTTTTTTACCACTTTTAAAACTGACTTTTGTCATCTTTTTATAACTTTATTTGTAACTTATTGATATACAGGTGAATAAAAATTAAAAGTTTTTCGCAAAATACTTTACAGGTGTAAAGTATTTTTGTATCTTTATATCAAATAATAAAAACAATAATTATGAAAACTTTATTAAACACAATGAAAAAACTTTATGGCGAAGGACAATTAAAAGCTTTGTCTTTTGCTGATGCTAAAAATCTTAAAGGTAAAAGAATACAAACCATATACTTTGGTTATAAAGGACAAAACGGTGTTGATGATTTTGTAGTAGGAGATATTAAAAAAGAAAGTGATTATTTTGAATTATTAAGAGCTGACGGAACTTCTACATTTATCCGTAGTTTTAAAAAAATATTTTCTGATGAGCAAGACGATTTTACTTGTTCTGATTCTGACAGATATGTGTATTACAGAGAAGTTAAAAATGAAAACTAAATGCTACTCAGTAAGGCTTGAAAGCCTTGTTAGTATATCTGATAAGGCTTATAAAGCCATAGCTTTCAACGGATCGGAAGCTATAATACCAAAATCGCAAGTTTACGGCAGAGATTTGGATATGATAAAATCAGAAGCTTATTGGATCACCGCTTGGATTTTAGAAAAGAAAAACTTGCAGTATTCAACCAAAAAACAAGCTTGGTTTTATACTGACACCGGAAAACGAGCGCCTGAAATAACGGTTACGCGACATATTCCAAAAAAAATAAATAAAAAAGTAATTCACGATAAAAATTTAGAAAGATGAAAATAAAAAGATTAAATGCTCAAAACCAATCCTTAGATACAATAGAATTAGATGAAAAAAAATTCCAAATATGGAAGACTATTGGAGCAATTTTACAAATACAAAACGGAAAAGATTATTGGATACAGAATGCACATAATTTCAAGTGGGCTACTAATTTTATTTCGTTTGATGAAGCTAAAAGAAATGCTGATATTATAATCCGCCGTAACAATTGGAAAGGTGGAATAAAAATATTTTCAGGAAATACACTCTATGCTTATTTCACAAAAGGAGAATGGATTATATATGATAATCCGAAAAAACAACTGATGTAAATGAGGCTTTTAACCCACCAAAATAAAGCCATAAACAAACTACAACGCTATAAAGTAGGTGCGTTGTTTATGGAGCCAGGCACCGGAAAGACTTTAACGGCTTATAAATTGATAGAGCCGTTAAAGTCTGATTATATCCTTTGGTTTACGCCTTTTCAAACAAAAACAAATCTTTTTGCCGAACTTAGCAAAATAGGCGCAGATACTTCGGTTATTGATATACAAGGAATTGAAAGTTTAAGTAATTCGGACAGGCTCTATTTTGACTTGATAAATAGGCTTGACAACGCAAAGCTTCCGGTTATTGTCGTTGATGAAAGCCTAAAAATTAAAAATTGGGAAGCCAAACGCACCAAAAGAATTATCAATATAGGCAGTAAATCTGAATATAAGTTGATACTTAACGGAACGCCGTTAAGTCGCAATCTTTTGGATCTGTGGGCGCAAATGGAATTTTTATCACCCAAAATTCTTAATATGAATTTGGCTGAATTTAAAAATACATTTGTCGAATATATTACTATTACCAAGCGGATTGGGTATAAATCTTTGACAAAAGAATTTATCAATAAATACCACAATATTGATTATCTCTATCAATTGATAAAACCTTATGTGTTTGAAGCTGAATTGGAATTGGATACGCATAAGCAATATATTGATTTGAGTTATTCTCTGACAGATGAAGAGTTGAAAGAGCATCAGATAATCAAAGAAAAATATCTTGACGATGAGCGGATGGAATTGCGCAATAATAATATTTTCCTTGAAATTACACAGAAGTTGCAGCACAATTACAGTCAATCGCCGGAGAAGTTCGAAATAGTAAAAAATATTTTACGAAATAACCCTAAAAACAGTGTGCTTATTTACGCAAAATATATAGATACGCAGTATGCCTTAAAAAAAGCTTTCCCGGAAGTGCCGGTGTTGAGTTGGCAAAAACACGCTTTCGGGCTAAATTTGCAACAATATAACCGGATTATTTTCTTTGACAAAGTTTGGGATTATGCCTTGCGCGATCAGGCTGAGCACAGAGTTTACCGCCTTGGGCAAACCACAGATGTCGTTTTTTACGATTTAACCGGAAATGTAGGTTTAGAAGAGCTTATTAATAAAAATATAAGTAAAAAACAAAGCTTGCTTCAATATTTCAAAAAACATTCCGTAAAAGAATTAATGCAAAAATTATGAAAAAGTTTTTAGTATCCAAAAAAGAGCAAGACAGAATACAATTCATTAAAAGTATAAGTGGTAAAAAAATTGCTATTTATAATAAAAAAGTTCCTGAATTGGATTTTTTTGACATAAAAATTTCTATGAAAGAACTAATGAATAATGCTATATATTTAGAAAGATTAGCATTATCTGACAGCAATACATCAATTGTGTTAATTGATGTAATGAACAAAAATACTGTTTATAATACGTTGTATGGACGTATTTATTCTTTTACTGAAACATCAAAAGCTGTATATATTATTGATACTTTTGCTTTTAAATTTGACGAAAAACAAATTTTCAGGCCATTTCTATTTATCGATAGAAATATATTAGGAAGTTCGCTTGGCGAATTTTTTAATACAGGAATTTATAAAGATTTTCAAGATAATAATATTGATGTTTATCTTCCAAAAATCCTTCCATATATTGATATTAAGGTAAACAAAATAAAAATAAATGTAGTAAAATATAAGCCTACTAAAAAAGAGATTGAAGATTACACGGAACTTAAAAGACATCTTATTTATGATAAATTATATCCCAAAACAAAAATCGTTAACGAACTTATAAAATATGTAGATAATACAGACACTAAAAAAGCGGTAATACAAGCAAACAAACACAAAAAAAACTTAATTATTTCTAATAAGCCTAAAAATAAATTTAAGGTTTATGACCTATTATCCAAATCTGATGAAATTACTTTTTTCTCTTCCGGTGTCTATGGAGCCGATGAAATAGAATTACAAAAGACAAAACACGCACTCGAAAGACATAATTATCTAATAGAAGAATATGAAAAGCTACAATCATAACAAAAATGTCTACGAAGCTGCAATTGAGCGGCTAAACTATGTTTTTGACAATTACAAAAACATTGTAGTTTCTTTTTCAGGAGGGAAGGATAGTTCCGTTTTGGCTTATTTGGCACTTGAAGTCGCAAAACAAAGAGGGCGAAAAATATACCTTTTTTATCTTGATCAGGAAATTGAATACTCTTCAACAATTGAAATAGTGGACTATATGATGAAACTGGATGGTGTAATTCCATTGTGGTTTCAGGTTTCTGCTTTGCTAACAAATACATCTTCAATGTATGACAATGTAATAGATCCTTGGAATCCTGAAAAAAAACATATCTGGATACGCGGACAAAAAGTAAAATCAATCAAAAAAATAGACTGGGATGTAACAGTTCCATATACATTTCCGAAAGAAAAGAAATACGGTTTTTACGGATTAGTTCAATGTATGGAACAAATGTTTAAAGAGGAAGAAAAAACAGCAATGCTTATAGGTTTAAGAGCAGACGAAAGTTTAGACAGATTTAGAGCAGTTAGTAAGAATCCGGCAATAGAAGGAGTGCCTTGGAGCACAAAAGGGAAACACCATACAAAATTCTATCCTATATATGATTGGCGCTTTAAAGATGTTTTTGTTTATTTAGGCAAGAACAATTTAAAATATAATAAGATGTATGATTTTTTCTATTTAAAAGGATACAATGCTCGTAAAATGAGATTGTCAAACCTTTTACACGAAAAAGCATACGAAAGCATTGTTGATTTGCAAGAATTTGAGCCTAAACTATTTGATAAAATGATTGACCGCGTTAGCGGTGTTTCAACCGCAAAAGAATATGCAGGAAGAGGAGGCGGAATTTATGGACATAAGGGAAAATTGCCACGAAAATTCAGTAGTTGGAAAGAATATAGAGAATATCTTTTGGATACATTGCCTGATAGAAAGGCTGCTGAAATATTTAGAAAGAGATTTTCAAAGCAATATGATAATGATTATGTTATAAAACAGCAAGTGGACCGTATTTTAATATTTGATGTAAATAATTTTAAAAAAATCAAAAATTTAAAAGAAGATCCGGCTATTGCTATAAGAAAAAAATGGATGGAAATTTTATAAAAACTATAAATATGATAAAAATAAACACGCCACAAGATTTTTACAATATGCCAAAACAAGAGGTATATGAAGAAAACGGGATAAAATTTACTGCGCTTAATACTGTTTTGATAAACAGAGAATTGGTTCAAGCCAATGATTATAATCCGAATCACGTCGCAAAAGATAAAATGGAATTATTGAAAACATCTATTTTAGAAAATGGATTTTGTTTTGGAATTGTTTTAATATTTGATTATGAGATTGAAAAATTTGTTATCATTGATGGAGATCATAGAAATCAAATATCTGGTAAAAAATGGCTTGACCTAAAATATATACCTGGAGTAATTTTAGATCACTCAATGGAAAAAAGATTGGCTGCTACTGTCCAGTTCAATAAAGCCAGAGGCGTTCACAAAATTGACGGAAATGCAGATTTGGTAAAAAGAATGGTAGAGCTTGGGATAGATGATAAGGAAATAAGTGAACAACTCGGGATGGACGCAGATGAATTATTAAGATTAAAAAGAAATGCAAAAATAGCAGAATTATACAAAAAACTTGATTTCTCAAACTCTTGGGAAATAGAAAAAAAATAGATATATGCAAAAAACAATTAAATCAGCTGCGCATCTCGTTGATGATCTGCGTAGAGAAAAACAAAAACAAAACATAACCAATTACCGCCTTGCAAAGCTCACAGGCTTAACGCAGGGCGCTTTAAGTCAAATATTTTCCGGAAAACGAACGCCTGAAATTGAAACGGCTTTGAAAATTGCAAAAGTTTTGAAATGCGAACTAAACATGACAAAAGTCAGTAAATGATTATATTATAATGTTAACTTTGAACGTGCGTAGCGTGTTAGCTGTATGGCTCGCTTGAGTAGCTTGCGGAACAAGTGAGATATACAGCCTGTTATCAGCTTTTATTTAAAAATTATTACGATTAGAAAATAAAATTATTAATATTAAAATTTACAATTATGATTACATTACCATTTATGGACGTGAACACAAAAAAAGGAAAATACTCTGCAATTATAGAATTTTCTTTTTTAGAAGAACCGGAAACCGAATTTGGACATTATGTTTCAAACGGTGTCGGGCACATTAGCGAAGATAATCCAACAGGACATTTAGGATTTGCGTATATTACAAAGCAAGTTTCAATACATTTATCAATGATTAATAACAATGATTTACACAATAACATTTGTGGCTTTGAGAATACAGAGCAATTAAAAGAAGACTTAAAATGAAAACACTAAAATTAACTATCAAAAAAAAGTGGTTTGATATGATATTATCAGGCGAGAAAACGGAAGAATACCGAGAGATTAAACCTTATTGGACATTTCGTTTTTACAGATATTTGCGTAGTGGTTGGTATGAATTAGACGAAGATGAAGTAATCGGCGATTTGCTCACTCTACATACAGATTGGAAACGCCATAAAAACTTAAAAGAACTGTTAGACTTTTTTGGATTAGAGCGGAAAAATTTTGATGCCGTTGAATTGAGAAACGGATACAGCAAGAAATCACCGGTAATAATCATCGAGTTAAAAAATATTGATGTTAGAGCCGGTAAAGAAGAATGGGGCGCAAAACCCGAACAAAATTATTTTGTATTAGAATTAGGTAAGATTTTATCTACTTCTAATTGCTGATAACGTTAGCGTATGTTTTCGTTGCGTTGGTTAAGCATAAAATTAATAGATAAAAAACTAATTTAGATATGAGCATAGAAGATAATAAAAAAGCAAATAGTTGCAATGAAATATACGCATTGTTACCCACCGTATTTACTAAATTGAACTTATCAAATAAACATAAATTATTTGCAATTTGGTTAAGTAAAGAACGATTAGAAGGTAGTAAAACTCTTGATGTAATGTTCGCATTAGATGATGTGTATGATAATACGTATAATGAAAATAGAATTAAAATAGGTTTTTCAGGTGCTAAATTATTGGCTTATGAAAAAATACTCACTATTGTATATGGTGGGTAACGTGCAACGTGTATGGTGCGTAGCAGAATTTAGCACAGAAAAAACAATAAAACACCCGAATAAAGTAAACTTTTTGGCGGTGGAATTAAAGCAAAAATTATGAATGATAAAAAGAAAAAAATATTAGTAGCAGGGGCAAGTGCAGGAAGTATAGAAATGGCACAAGCTGTTATGTCAGAAAAGCCGTCAATGTTTGTTCATATAGTAGGCAATGGCAAACTTGCTACAAGTCATAGATACATACACGAAACAGAAAAGTATATCATTTCTCAAATAAAGGAATGGCAACTTATACAACAAAAGCAAAGCAAGTTATCACGCAATAAGCGAAAGCAAGTTGTTGCAAAAATTGATGAATGGCTAAAAAACGGAACAATAACCTTAAAAGATTTAGAGATATGAAAAACGAATTAAAACTTTGGCAGATATATCCGTATTTAAGATATGGACTTGAATTTGAAACAAAATCGTTTGGTGTTTTAGGGCAAAAAATCATCAAAAAAGAAACGATTGATTGTATTGATGTAAATGAAAACATTTTATGTTTAAGTGAAACAGGCGATTATTATTTGGATAGTAATGAAAATGAGTTTTACATTAAACCACTTTTAAAACCGATAGACAGACTATTGAAAGATAAAGAGTTTAAGAATATGCTGAAAGAAAATATTTTTGATGGTTTAGAATATGAACTAACAGAAGCGTTAGGGCTTGTAGCATTAAGAATTGGTGATACAAAAACATTATTAGTGGTTGATGACGAAATAGCAGATGACTGTCCGTATTTTGTTTATAATTGGCTATTACGAAATCATTACGATATTTTCAATTTAATAGGTAAAAAACTTGCAAAAAAGAAAAAAAGCGTTGGCAAAAAAAGTTTACGAGAATTAAACACAGACGAATGATAAAAGGACTGAACATAAGCTATGCACTATACACGCTGTTGTGTGCCGTTTATGTTAATTTTAAAAGTTTAACACGCCACGCATACGCAAAGATTTTATTTCTTAATGGCACACAACAGTTGTATATCACTATGTTAGCAACCATTCACTTTTTACAAAAATGATTGCAACTTATTAACACATACATACATATCCGATTATAAACATTTGTACACACTTAATTTATTTTAATTACAATAAACTGACAAATATCATTTTTAGTTAGCAAATATTGTTTATTTTTATATCAAATTAAAACAAATAATATGGAAAAATTAGACAAAAAACTATTAGAAAAACTTCAAGGAATAATAAATGATGTGGTTGATTCAATTACTGATAATGACCGTGATTGTAGCGGTGAACTATTTAGAAGTTGCGAGGTTGAATTTAACCACAACGGACAGAAATATATACTAAACTTCGCTGTCAATCAAACTTACAACGCAAAAGAAGTATGGTACTACGATACGCCGGATGAGTGCTTGATCTCTAACATTCAAACAGAGATTATAGACGTTTGGATTGAAGATGAAAATGGAAATCAATTACTTGAAGAATATTATGAATTTTTAGAAGATTAAAAAAAATGAAAAACACGGTAATTAAATTAGAAAAAAAACAACCGCAACTTCTCAAAGAGATTTTGCGAGCGGAGTTTGACAAAGCGAGCTCTGATAGAGCTATTGATATAATTCAATTAGCAAAATCGTTAAGATTAGACGAACTTGCGGAAGAAATGCAAGCAGATTTAGAATTTGAAAAGGAAATTAATAATTGTAAAACAAAATAATATGAGTAATTTACAGAAATTCAACGGAATTATAAGGAATCCGAAAACGCAAGACTACCTTGCAGATGTGCTTGGTGGGAAAAAAGAACAATTTGTCACCACTCTTACAAGTTTGGTGACGAATAATCAGGCATTGCAAGAATGCGAGCCTGTAACGGTTATGTATTCAGCTATCAAGGCAACAGCTTTAGATTTGCCTCTTGATAATAACTTAGGCTTTGCTTATATAATTCCGTATAAGAACAATAAAAAAGGTATTACTGAGGCACAATTCCAAATTGGTTATAAAGGTTTTGTTCAATTAGCATTGCGTACCAATCAATTTGAAACGATCAACGTTACAGATGTACGTGCCGGTGAGATTGAAAGCCACGACAGGTTAACCGGTGAGATAACTTTTAATTGGCTGTCAGACGAAGAAAGAGCCGGAAAGCAAATACTAGGCTATATTGCATATTTTAAATTATTGAATGGCTTTAAAAAGTCATTGTATATGACTAAAAGTGAAGTTGAAAAGCACGCCCGGAAATATTCAAAAAGTTTCAATAATAAATACGGGCTTTGGGCAAGTGAATTTGATGTAATGGCTAAAAAAACGGTATTAAAGTTGTTGCTTGGCAAATATGCACCGATGAGCATTCAACTTGCAGATGCTATAAAATCAGATCAGGCAGTAATCAACGATAGCGAAGAAGTAGAATATCCGGACAATGACTTTACAGATTTTGTTGATTTGGAAGAAAACAACAAAAATGAAGAAATAGACAGGATTTCAAAATTCGTTGAAAAAGCAAACACAATAGACGAATTACGTAGTCTTAAACTCGGCATTCCGTCTGAACATTCAGATTTTTTCATTCCGATTATTGATAAAAAAATCAAAAGTTTTGAAAATAAAAAATAATATTGTAACTTTGAATTTAGAAGTTTGTCTAACCAAAACCTGACGCCTATGAGGTAATTGTTTTTTTAATTTTCATTCAATGATTAAAAGCCACTTTAACGAGTGGCTTTTTTCTTGCTAAAAACTGACAAATGTCATAGTATAATATTATAATTCTTGTATTTTTGATTGAATTTAAAAACAATATTAATATGAAAGAGATTAAAAATTTCGACAATTATAAGTTCCGTGCATCAGCGGTCGGAAATCTTATGGTTGGCATTAAGTCCGGACGCACAAAGCCCGGAAATCTATCAAAAACCACTCAAACTTATCTCGAAAAACTTTTCATTGAGGAAATCTTTGGAAAGAAAAAGGAAATACACACAAAACAAATGGATAAGGGCATTTTCGTTGAGGAAAAGTCAATTACATTGTATTCAGAAGTCACTGGACGATTGTTTTTCAAAAATGAAAAACGCTATGAAAACGATTACACTACCGGCACGCCTGATATGGTTAAGGATATGGTGCCGGACATTAAGTCAAGTTGGGACATTTACACTTTTCCTATGTTTGATGAAAAGTTAAAAAATGACTTATACTATTGGCAAGATCTAACTTACCAATGGATAACCGGAATTCATCAAGGAGAGATTGCGTATTGCTTGGTAGATACACCGGAACATATCATATTAGACGAAATTAGACGTTATATGTGGAATAATAATATACTTGACATTTCAGACGAACAAGAGCGAGAAATACGTAATAACTTAACTTTCTCTAATATTCCAAAAGAATTACGAGTTAAGCGGTTTGCGGTTGAATGGAACGAATCAGATATTGAACTTTTGAAAATTCAGATAATAACAAGTAGAGTCTATTTGAATAACTTATTAAAAGAAATAAAACTATAAATAAAAGCTATAATAATATGAAAAAAAAAGCAACTTTCAAAATGAAATATGTAAAATACGCAGAAAGAGTGCGTATTAAAAACAAAGCAGTGGAGTTTGGCGGAACTGCATATATGGTGAATGGTGTGTTTATCGTAGAAGTTCCGAGAGCTTTTGAATTACAAATGTTTAAGTTTCTTTCAGGCGAAGGATTATCAGACGCCGGCATATACGGATTGATACTTATAATAACAATGGCATTCATAAGTCTTATTATGATTGCTAATTGGTATCTAAACCTTAACTTATTCGCAAACTAATGGCTTATCCAGGAAAAGCAAAGCTAAAAATTGACGGAAAAATATACCGGATTAAGCACATTGACGGAGGCGGGTGTCATACATGCGCATTGCGAGATATGTGTTTCAACGAAACTAACAGCGAGCTTAACGTTCTTGTTAAAAAAAAGAAACTCGCTTGCTTGAATGGTAACTTACCATACTCTTATGTATGGGTTGAAGTTGAGAAATAAAAAACTGATAAATATGATATTTTTGATGATTAAAAAATAATTTGTATATTTGTAAAGTCGAGTAGCGGCGACAAAGAAAAAATGTTTAATTTAAAACCCAGCCGAGTAGGTTTCCGCTACAACCGAAAGGCAGGGTTTTTTAGTTTGATATGGGAAAATTAATAATTCAATCAAAATTTGCACAAACGCCAAATTCACTCATAAATGACAAAAATATATCATTAAGAGCAAAAGGTTTATTTGCGTTTTTGCAGTCAAAACCTGATAATTGGCAGTTTTCTACAGAAAGGATAGCAAGCCAGCTTAAAGAGGGAAAAGATGCGGTTAGGCGTGCTTTACAAGAACTTCAAGAACATGGATATTTAGAAAGAAAACTTATTTACGATCATCAAAACAAAAAAATATCCGGTTATGATTATTTTTTGTATGTAATTCCAAAAAAAGCAGACGACAGGAAAACCAATCGTCTGGAAACCAATCATACGGAAAACCAGACGACTGGTAAATCGGACGATATTAGTAAGAAAGAAATAAGAAAAAAAGATAAAGTAAAAAATATTGAAGAAAGAGAGCAGATTTTTTTTAAAAATCTTGCCACATTCAAAGATAAATATCCGGATGAAATGCTTAAAGATTTTTTCTTGTATTGGACGGAAAAAAACCGGAACGGCAAAAAGATGCGATTTGAAATGGAAAAGACTTGGGACTTAAGCCGGAGATTAGCAAAATGGCACTCTAACGAACTTAAATTTGAAAAAAGAAAAAAAGTTGCGCCAAAAAAAGAAAAAAGAAAACTGGCGACTTATGACAGAGAAGAGGCTATGAAAGAATACATTGAGAATCAAAAGAAGTTATTCCCTATTGAAAAATATCCAAACTTCTACGATGAAAATGGAGAGTGGCTTGGAATTGATTTCATGTAAAACTAACAAAAATCATTTATTATTATTTTAAAAAGGTTAAATTTGGAGATATGAAAACAGAACTAACAACAACCACATCAACAGCTTTACGAATTAAAGCAAGTCAGATGATCAAGAATAAGCCAAAGCTTGCTTATTTGGTCGAGCAAAAAAAGATTAAAGAGTATTCACCGGAAGAAAAATCTGTCTTAAATAAGAAGCTTATATCTGACTTAATGGCGCTTTTGAATGTAAAAGAAAGCCTGTCTAATCAAAGCAGGATGTTCCTTGATGCTATGATAATTGAAGACTATAAGAATCTGACTTATGGTGAAATTGCAGAGGCTTTTAAAATGGGTGTCCGTGGAGAGCTTAAAGGAATTGAAATGTATCAGGCATTGGACGCTGTAATATTCGGGAAAGTGATAAAAGCTTACAGGTCAGTTAAGATCGACTTACTTTCTGACTACTTCAGGCAATTACGATTACTCACGCATAAGCTTGAATATGAGCAAAAGGAAATGGATAAGGAGCTAAATATAAAAGATGTTGAGCAAACGTTAATTAAGGCTTGGAATAATGTGCGTGAATACGGGAATATAGACGGTAAGTATAATTCAATGAATTTTCTGTATAAGATAATAACCCGTGAGAATCTAATCAATCTAACAATTGCAGAAAAAAGGCAGATATGCAATGATATTATAGAATTGATTAATAGAAGAAATAAAAACTTGCCAAGACGTGAACGAAAATTAACTCACAAACCGGACGGCAGCATTCATCCGGCTGTTAAAGTTCTGTGTGAAAATGAATCGATCAAACTATTTTTACAAAAATTCAACACGGAAGAAGACTTAAAAGAATTTATCAATGAATATTACTAAAAACTGACTTTTGTCAGTTGTTTATTAATATGATAATTGTAGATTTAATTATTTCTTAATGGCACACACGGATCTGGTATATATGGCGTTGCTGAATTAAGCACAAAGATTATTTAAAGAACAAAACCAATTTTAAACATTTACTACCGACTATGACAGACGCAAAAACGCAAAAATTCAAAGAACTTAAAGAATCCGGACAATTTAAACGGATAAAAGATGAATTGTTATTTTTAATTAAAGAATACAATGAAATAACTATTGACGAAATGTGTAGAATCACAGGACGGAAGAATGGCACCATTGGCGGAAGATTATCTGACTTAATGGATGACGGATTGATATATGAATACGGTCAATCAGACAATGGACAGACAACGTTTAAAATTACTCACGATGAATTTATAGATGAATTTAAAAAAGTGCGTGAGAAATTGAAGTATGAACGGCACATAAAGGCGTTGATTAATTCGGATCATGTAAACGAATTAACAAAGCAATTCTTATATGCAGAGCTTACCGGTGATTCGATAGATAAAGTTCAAGATGCACAGACGATCTGTATCAATGCAATAGCTGTATTGCGTAATTGTGATAATTTAGATTGGGATCAACATCAAATGCTTACTGACCTATGGTATAAGATAGTTGGCATTAAGAATGATTTAAGCGTGCAGGATAAAGATAATGTGTTAGGTGTTATTAATTCAGCAAAAAAATCAATAGAAAAAAGGTAATATGAAAAAAGAAGAACAATTAAAAGAATCAATCAGCACTTACTTAACATTGCAATATCCTGACGTAATATTTAGGTTTGATATTGGCGCCGACATTCATTTGCCTGTTGGATTGGCAAAGAAAAGCAAACGCATTCACAAGCATAAGAAAGGCTATCCGGATTTGTTTATTGCCGAAAATTACAATGACGGACATAATGTTTTTTGTGGGCTTTTTATAGAGCTAAAAGTAGATGATTTTTCAAAAGTATATAAGAAAAATGGCGATTTCGTTAGCTCAAAACACGTAATTGAACAAGCTAATATGTTAAAAAAACTAAATGAAAAAGGATATGCGGCACTATTTACATTCGGTTTAGATGAAACAATTGAAATGATAGACACTTATTTGTCAGAAGATTTTAATAAGATGGATTCTTTTAATG